AATGATATTGAAGGGCAACCATTTTTACGTTTATATGGAAAATTTTCTAAAAAGTCGATACCCATTATGAAAGAATATGTTAAAGACTATACGTGTTTACCTGGACCACTTCAAAAAATAATTCCTATAAATCCAGATAAAGGAATATATATGATTGCTTATAATGATAATGCTAACACATTATTGTTAAAAGATAATTTAGAAAATACAGAAAAAAATAGAGATTTGTATTGCGAACTACTTGAAAAATCAATAGGTATTCCTAACGGATTATTACAACTTGTCGCAATTAAGGGTTTTTATTGGCCCATCGGCACCCATTATTATAAACCACTTAATCAACAAATTTACAAAGATAGAGATGAATTTATTGATATTGTGCAACATCCCGAAAAAGGTATATTAGTTGTAGGCGAAGTTGTTAGTCAAAATCAAGGTTGGACTGAAGGAGCGTTAGAAAGCGTTAAGGCGGTTTTGACAAAAAAATGGGTTAATTCGACTTGTTAAGCTAATGCTAAATAATACCCGTGGTATCCAATAGAAGCAAACCCTAACATTAGTAGGAGTTCAAAATATAACCTCGATGTTTTCTCTCCATTGTAACCAATATATAGTAATAATGGACCCACTAAAAGAATATGAATTAAATTTACCCAGTATCCTTTTCCTTGTTTTATGTAATTATAAACCTTAAATATATGATATAAAATTATTACTAAACCTAAACCTTGTAATACAGGAAACATTGTTTTAGGTATATTTGTTTTGTATATACCTACATATAGAAATAGCCCTCCAACAATTATTATGTGAAATAAATGAACTATTGCGTCGGGATTCATATATATATTTAATTAAACATTATTTTCTTTAAATAATGTATAATGGGAACCAATAATTTTAACTATGAAAATACAGAAACGAAAACACAATTCGGAGGTAAAAAGATGGTACGTAGAGTATCTATTAAAAATGGGAGAGGTTATAAAAGTGTTACTAAATATCATAAGGGGAAAAAAACGAGCTCAATCAAGAAACCAATTCATAAAGGCCATATTTTGACTATCAGAAATGGAATTTTTGTCCCTGGATTATTTATTGATTGTCAATCTAGAGAGAAAAAAAGAACGCGCAAAAATAGATAAATTTAACTATGAACTCAATAAATCTCAATTTTCAAATTATAATTCATAAATTATATCAATTGTTTAACAGTCGTCAAATGAAATAGTTACTGGATATTTAATATAACAATAATCTCTCCAATTTGTATTTGAATTATTTAATTCACACCAATCAAACAAAATTTTTCCATTAGTTGCTTTTATTGGTAATTGTTCCCATAATTTATATTTAAAATGGAATAATATATTCATTATCCCCATTTCATTTGTTTTACAAAAAGTATATTTATCCATTGCTTCAATTAGCTGATTTTTGTTACAAATTTTTAATATATTTGTGTCATAAATCCATATACAATTAAGCATATAATTTGATTGTAAAATATTATCACTAAACTCATTTTTGAGAGAATCGATTAATTCAGGTTTATCATAACTTATTTGACAATTAAATGCTTGGTCATCATATAATTTGCCATCTTTTGGTGCTAACAATTTGTCTTTATAATTAAGTTCAAGTAAATATTTAATATCATCAAAAACTCTTAAACCTGCATCTAAAAATACAACTCTAGACCATTTTAAGAAATAATCATCAAAAATATGTAATTTTTCCCATTGATTTAATTTATTTATTTCTCTCTTATCTGTTGTATCTATAAATCCATTTTTCCCTATTTTATTAATTAAATTAGATTTATCAATTTTAGGAAATTTAACTTCAATAATATTATAAAAATCTTTAAAATTTTGATTTAAATCAAAATCAATTGTAACCAAAACAATTGCATAATTCCAGTTTCCTCTTGTTCTTAAATCTATTATGGTTCTTTTCGCTTTGTAAAAGTAATATAAATCTGTTACTAAAGCAAAAACGGTGTCATTATTTATTATATTTACTTCTGAAATAATTTCTGTATTTGTTATTGAATAATAAAAATCATACTGTTCTTTAGTTGTAACTTTATGAAAAGTAATTGCAGTTTTAAGTTCAGAATCATCATTTTGTAATCCAATATGAAATAAATTGTTATTGATTTGTGTTATTTCATTATCTTTTTTAATTTCTTCAATCCATAATCCGATACATAAATCATCACAAAATTGTTCTTTTAAATTATATAAAGGGTAATACGCTTCATTAATTCCTATTTTTTTAATATAAGCATCTATTAGTTTATATAATTTATTTGAAATTGCGTATCCCGCTCCTCCAGACATATATAAACAAAATTGTTGTTTTATATGGTCAAGCTCTTTGCCAATATAATAACATTCATTAGAATTATAATTTTGCAATAAAGCTTCAAGTCTATTTTGAAAAACAAAAGTATCATCATCAATAAATATATACCAATCATAATCAATAATATTCATATTATAAATGAAATGAATATATTTCCAAGTAATATTTTGTGGGTCATCCATGCTTTGCCAACCAAATTGTCGTTTACTTATATTTGGTTGTGATGTTAAATAATAAATATCGTCTTTATTAACATTTTTAAGCATTGTTTCCATTTGATATTTAACTCTGGTTTCAATATATTTATCACAAGTAGAAATAATATAACAAATTTTCATATAGTTATATTATTTATTTAATTTTAAATTACTTTTATTATTATTAATATTATTATTAATTATTATTATTAATCTTTTTTGTTTGCGAAAGGTCCGCTAATAAGCAAACTTTGTCCATTATCCGATTTACCCGTAACGATATTTTCCCCTTCGAATAATTCCATACATATATCTGCTGTAGAAATATTTTCTTGTTCTTTCAATGCGAATTCTTGCGTGTTAGCATTATTAATACCAATTAAATTGCCTTGTTTATCAATAGTTTGTGTTAAATTATTACCCGATTTTTCCGCATTCTTAATATTTTCTTCAATTGCTTTTTGTTTAGCTTCTTTCGTGCGTTGTTCAAAAGCAGTTTTTGCGTTATCTTCATTTTTCTGTTTTTCCTTCATTAATTGATTTAATTCTTCTTCAACATATTCAACCCTTCCTGTTTTATACGACTCAGGGTCCCAAGGCATCCATAAACCAATAGGTCCTACAAAAACATCATGGTTCGGGTCAATTTCTCTTAATATTTTACATCTTAATTCGGCTTCTTCTTGTGTTGGATAAGAACCGCGAATTTTTAATCCTCTTGTGCTTGTTTGAAAGTTATGCGCAATATCAAAATGTTTTTGAAGTTCTTCTTCATTGTTATCTAAAAATGTTTTATAATCATCGTTCATATTTGTTTTTGATATGATTTCTTTTTCTTCCTTAACAAAATCCTTAAAATCAGTTGAAATATCTTCAAATGAGATATTATATTTATATGAAACAAAATTTAGGAATTGAACAAATTTTTCCATCGATTTATTAAACTCCCATTTCTTTAGGAATTCTTCAAAGAAAAAAATTTCCTTTTCTTTTAGAATTTTTTCAGGAGAACAAAAAGACACACAAACAAATTTTTGTCCCGCGATTGGTTTATCTTCTTCTAACAAATCAACATATTTAGGATTAGGTTTTCCATTAGTTTGTTTTTTTTCAAATCCGGTCTTCTTTGAATTATTATCTTTAGAACGTTCCATTTTAATTAATTAAATAATTTAATTTTAAGTATTTTATCGCAATATATATATATTTTTTTCTTTTTATTTATTATAATGAACAGTTTTATAAACATTGGAGAACTTGTTAAGAGAATAATTAAGTACCTTGTCGAAGGTTTAATGGTAGCTATTGCCGCCTATGCTATTCCTAAACGTTCGTTGAATATTGAGGAAATTGTGTTGATTGCTTTAACCGCGGCTGCTACATTTAGCATTCTTGATACTTATGTTCCATCTATGGGTGTTAGCGCGAGGTCAGGAACTGGTCTAGGTATTGGATTAAATCTAGCACATTTTCCAGGTGGTTTCTAATTACAATAATATTTAAACCAAAATATTAAATTATATCACCATAATTAGTTAAAAGATTTAGGATATAAATATGAAGTATGTATGAAGTATAGTTTTTTTAATAAAAATTAAGATATTTTATGTAAATCACCAGTAAATTAAATATAATATATTTAATCTAAATATAATATATTATGCCAAAACTAATACGTAAAAAATCTAAAAGACAAAAAAACAAATCTCATAGAAGAAGACATACCAAAAAAATGGTTGGTGGAGAATTTATATATGATGAAAAAAATCAAATAAAATCTACAACCAAAAATCCATATACACCACCAACACAAGAAATAATTGATGATATCGGCGCTGGAAATGCGAAGAAAGAAAATTTATTTGGTAGTAAAAAACGCGTAATAACAAAAAAACATAAAGGTATAAAATATGTAAGAAAAAGTCGCAAACAAAAAGGCGGTATGTGTTACGGTAATGGAGTAGGTGCAAATATTTCAGATCCGAATTTTTCCATTTATAACACAAATTTGCTTAATTTATTTCCTTATAAACCAACAAATTAATTTATGTGCAAGAAACAATCAGTTTCTTTAAATACTTTTTTTGGTGCATTAAATAGTAGGCATAAATCCCCAATCTAATTCTTCACATATTTGTTTCCATATTACATCTTGTTCTATTCTTTTTTCGCGGTCTTTAAGCATTGGAAAGAATGGTAAGTATTTTAATTCTCCAAGTAATTCACACAATTTATAAGCAGTATAATAATAATTTAAAAAATTTACTCTATCATCCGGACAATATTTTGAATATGGCGATTGAAGTTCAATAAAAAGATTACACAATGTTTCTTCTAATTCAGGAGACATAATTGGCGGTTTAATACCTAATTTATCTTTAATAAATGGTATATGTTCATAGTATTTATTATAGCCAAGCTTTTTAAGAATTTCTTTGGTTTTTAAATTTGTGATTTGATTTAAATCTATTCTCTCTTTTTTAATTTGAAGTTTAATATTTTCAATAACATCAATTGGAATTTGTGTTGTTTCTTTACCTTGAAATTGTGATAAAATTTCTTTGAAATGATTAATTCTTTTATAAGCATAAAAACAAACTTCTTTTGGCGGTTCTTTATATGATGGTTTTTCATTTTCAATTAAATATTGAACACTTCTAGAACAAGTGTTACAAACCATAATACCTTCTTCTTCTATTGGAATTAATTCGCCTTTATGACAAATTTGACATATATCGGTTTGGCAAATAAATAAATTAATATCAATAAAAGCATCATCAATATTAGTCAAATATTTTTGGACAATATTATTATTTTCTCTCTGCGCTAAATTATCAGAATCATTTTCAGGATTAATTTTAAAAAAAGAATTCATAAGTTTAGTTTTATTTGTAGTTGTTTGTATATTATTGCCTCCAGATATATTTTTTTTATTTTCAAAGTATTCAAAAATAAACCTAGAATTATCAAGAAAATACTCTTTTTTTTTAATTTTTGTTTCTTTAATTTTATCGGTTAATTCAATAATTTTATCTTTTATATCTAGTTGCTGTTCAATATTAAGTTCATTTTTTTTATTTTTAAGTTTTTCTCTCAATTCATATCTCTCTATTTTAAAATCAGGAATAACAATATTATTATCCTTTGAAAATTCATTTAAGAATTCTTTATGTTTTATGTCAAGTGTTATGGAAGTTTTTTTATTAAACTTTAATTTTTTATTAGATTTTGGTTTAAAGTTTGGCATCTTATTTTAATAAATTAATTAACATTTATTTAATTTGTAATATAAAGAAATAATATAATTATTAATATATAAAAATAAAATAGATTTTTATATATAATGCCATATTTTAAAAATAATAGAATAAATTTATTATTTATACATATACCAAAAACAGGCGGTAGTTCATTAGAAAAATATTTTAATGTAAAATATAACATTCCGTTAAATTATAAATCATTAATGAGTACAGAAAAGATTAAAATATTATTAGACAACCCAGAAATAAATTCTAGTTTACAGCATTTAACATATAATACTATTATTAAATATAAAGATTTTTTTAAAATC